CTGGGTTCTTAACTACGAGTAAGACTAAGCCAGTATTGATAGATGGACTAGCTACTCTGATTAGGCAAGGTGAGTCAGGGATAGTGTGTAAGGAGTTGGTGAGTGAGCTGAGGACGTATGTACTAGATGATAGAGGACATACCAATGCTCAGCAAGGTTGCCATGACGATAGAGTTATGTCGTATGCACTAGCTTTATGGGGGCTGCAATCTATGCCCCGTAATAGGCGTTTCATACAGAAGCATGATTATGAACCTGTAGATGGAGTAATAGGGTATTAATGGATAACTGTTATTTAGGCTGGTTTTGGAATTTTGAAACAAAAGAGTTTGAGAGGTGGCGCGGAAAAAAAAAATTCGAGGACACCCTGCTAGAAGATGATTGAGTATAGAGGCGAAAAGTTTTCGGGTTATAACAAACCTAAGAGAACACCTAACCACCCTACTAAGTCACATGCAGTTTTAGCTAAAGAAGGTAGCGTTATTAAATTAATACGTTTTGGACAACAAGGAGTAAGTGGAGCTGGAAAGAATCCTAAGTCAGATAAAGATAAAGCAAGGCGCAAATCTTTCAAGGCTAGACATGCTAAGAATATAGAAAAAGGAAAACTATCAGCTGCTTACTGGGCAAACAAAGTCAAATGGTAAAAAAATGAAAAAAAAGAAAGGACTATACGCAAACATAAACGCTAAGAAAGAAAGAATTAAAAAAGGTTCAGGTGAAAGAATGAGAAAACCTGGATCTAAAGGCGCTCCCACTAAAAAGAATTTTGCAGATGCAAAGAAAACAGCTAAGAAAAGGAAATAACTATGCCAAAAGTAGGTAATAAAAAATATTCATACACTAAGAAAGGAATGGCTAAAGCTAAAGCAGCAGCCAAGAAAAAAGGTGTAAAAATTAAAAGCACTAAAAAGAAAGGTTACTAATAATGCCAAACAATGAAGACTTGATAATGGACACTCCAGATATGGAGTTATCAGAATCAGGTATTGATCTTAAAGAGGTCACAGAAAAGAAAAACCAAGACGCCGAAGAGCAAAGTGCAGAACTAAGTTCTTTTGGTGCAAGGCTAAAAAATCTTTATGAGGAATATAAAGATAGTCGTTCTGAGATTGAAGATGAATGGATCAAAGACCTTAGACAGTATAGTGGTAAGTATGAGCCTGATGTTTTGGCTAAGTTAGAAGCACAAGGCAATCGTTCTAAAGTATATGTTGGCTTAACTAGAACTAAAGTTATGGCAGCTTACTCTAGGGTAATAGATTTGATCTTCCAGCCTGGAGAGCCATTCTTCAGTATAGAGCCAACACCTAATCCAGATATAGATCCTTTAAGACAAGCACGAATGCTTAATCAAGCCGTAGCCGAGATTATGCAAGTTTCAGGTGCAGAGGATATAAGTGAAGTTGAAGATTTGGTTCAGCAACGCTCTATGGAACTACAAAAAGAAATTAGAGATAACGCTAAAGATATTGCTAGAGAAAGTGCAAAACTAATGTCTTTGGAAATAGAAGACTTTCTTATTGAGAATAACACAGATGAACGCATGAAAGATGCAATCCTAGAAATGTGTTTATTTGGTTCAGGCGCAATGAAGGTAGGTACATTTAAAGTAGAAAAACAAACTCATTGGCGTAGAGGGGCGGAAGGCTATTCGATGATTATGGAAGAAGATATAGTTCCTGAAGTTGATTCTGTTTCTATATTTGATCTTTATCCTGATCCATATGCAACTTCTATGGATAATGCTGACGGCATATTTAGAAGACACATACTAACTAGAAAACAATTTGGTGAGCTAAAGAATGTAGCTGGCTTTGATAAAGAAAAATTAAATGTGCTACTAGAAAAACATACTGATGGAAATCATGATGAAGCTCAGCATGAAAAAGATAGACGCTCTATATCAGGTGTTAATGAATACGCCGAAAGCACAAGATTTGAAGTATTAGAATACTGGGGATGTGTTAGCGGGCATGACCTTTCAGAATCAGGAGTTGATCTTGGAAAAGACGCTGAACTGTCAGACGAATATCAAGCCAATGTGTGGATATGCGACCACCATGTTTTAAAAGCGCAAATTAATCCTATTATGGGCGGCTACAAAAGCCCTTATTTAATTGTTCCTTATGAAAGAAACCCACACCAATTTTGGGGTGTAGGCGTAGCTCGTATGATGCGAGACTCACAACAAACCATGAACGCAGCTGTCAGAATCTATTTAGACAATACAGCCATATCTAGCGCACCTATGGTTGAAGTGAATACAGATTTATTGGCGGCAGGTGAAGACCCAACGGATTTACATCCTTGGCGAATCTTTCTCAGGGAGGGGGGTGATGCTCAATTCCCAATGGTTCGTTTTTATCAACCTTCCAATAATGCTTCCTCATTAAACAATATTATAGAATTGTTTAGACGTTTCGCAGACGAGACAACATCACTCCCCAGCTACACTCACGGCGACCAACAAAAGTCTTTAAATCAGACTGCAACTGGTATGTCTATGTTAATGGGTGCGGCTAACGTAGCCCTTAAATCAACTATTAAAAATTTAGACGAGTACATGGTCAAGCCAATGATACAAAGTTTGTATCATCACTTTATGGAGTGGAGTACCAATGAAGACGCTAAAGGAGATCTTAATATAGTTGCTAGAGGCTCAACTGCATTAATACAAAAAGAAGTGCAGAGTCAAAGACTGTTGCAATTCCTATCGCTAGTTAGCAATCCACTTGACGCATCAATGGTGGATCGTGGAGTCCTATTAAGGGATATAGCGCAATCATTAGATATTGATGCAGAGAAGGTAATTAAATCAGATGACGAACTCCAAGAAGAACAAAAACAGTTATTACAACAAGCTCTCGCCGAGTCAGGCGGTAGCAGTCCTTCAGTTGGTGACTCAACCAACATTCCAGGAGGTGTTGAACCTCTTCAACTCCCGCTTGGAAACATCAAGGGATCGTCTTGAAAAAGCAAAGACTGAAGAGGAAATAAGAATTGAACAAGGAAGAATACAAGAAATTAGGTTCTTACTTGAATTGGAACATACTGCGAGAGCGGTACATAAGGCGGCTCAAAACCCCAGTTAGGGATACCTTTGGGCTTAATTTTAATAAACGTGGATACTCGCGTAAGCGACCCACAAGGAGTTAGCTAGTTTATGGCTACTAAAAATGATCCAGTACAACTGGAAAAAGAAGCAGATGAAGCGCTTGAGCGCATGTTGGCAGCAGAAGGATTACCCCAATCTGAAGCAGAGGAATTAATTACTCCCGAAGCGACAGAGGCAGATAATAATCAAGAGCTGGCAGACGGCGTTGAAGACTCTCCCTCCGAGTCAGAGGACACAGAGATTGAAGCAGAAGCAGCAGATGCTAAAGCAGATGCGGTTGGGGAAACCGAAGAAGCTTTAGAAGAAACTGTGGAAACTGAAACATCAGCTATCGAGACTCCTGAAGAAGCAGACAAGGATGGTCAGTCTGTAGACGCAGAAAAACTTGCTCAAGAACGTATAAAAAACGCTCAAGCAAGGATGACTAAAGCAACTCAAGAAGCAGCTGAACTCAGACGTGAGAATGATGAAATCAAAAAGCAGCTTAATGAGTTAAAAGACACAGTTAGGAGTGAGCAGGCTATGCAAAGCAATGCTGCGCTTGACGATCTTAAGAGGGAATATCCTGAATTGGCTAGTCCTTTGATAGATAAGATTGCACAGCTTGAAGCACAGATTGCTCAAAGCACTTCCGAAATTAAAGAAGACAGTATGCAAAAGGAGCTTCAAGATCTCTTTGCAAGCATTAGGGCTAAACACCCTGACGTGGACAGTCTGACTGATTCAGAAGATTTTCAAGGATGGCTAGAGCGCCAAACACCTGTTTGGAAGCGAGTATCTAAGGAAGGTTCTTCAGATGAAGTCGTCAGTCTACTGGACAAATATAAGACGGAAATGGGTCTAGTTGTAGAGCCATCAGAGACGAAAGAGCAAAAGGTAGCACGGGCAAAGATTAAAGCTGAGCCTAAATTACCAAAGGCTAGAGAATCTCAATTAAAGGGCGCAAACAAGCGAATTTGGACTAGAAGCGAAATAGGTTCTATGTCAATGGATGACTTTGCTAAACACGAAGAAGACATTGATAAAGCCTACGCTGAAGGAAGGATTCAATAGTTTGCATATAGTTCATAAACTTAAATAAAGGTGTAAATTATGGCAGCATTCCCATCCGCTGGCGCAAATTCCGCAGCTAATTTTATCTCTGAAGTTTGGAGTAAAAAATTACAAGCGAAATTCTATGCCAATACGGTACTACCACAAGTTAGTAACACTGACTACGAAGGTGAAATATCAGGTCAAGGTAATAAAGTTATTATCAGAACCGTTCCTGACGTTACTGTAGCTGACTACACAGGTACTATCTCGTATGCCGATTTAACCACTACTAAAGTTGAACTGAATATAGACAAAGCAAAGAGCTATGCGTTTAAAGTAGACGATGTTGTGAAAGCACAAAGTAATTTCGATTACTGGAATGCCGCTGCACAAGACGCTGCTGAATCCATGAAAATTGCCGTTGAAACTGACGTGTTTACAAACATAGTCACAACATTTACACCTGCGGTTGTAGATGCTACTTCAACAACAAGTGCAAATATTCTTGGAAAAATCTTAGACGCAGGACAGACGCTTGACGAAAATAACGTACCAGAGACTGGAAGATTTATCATCCTATCTCCTCAATACGTTAA